TGACTCAAACAATCCGCGAGTGGTTGCTGGGTCGGCAACCAGGTCTACCGATACCACTCGGGTAATTTCTTCCACGATCGCCTTGCCGTCGCGCTTCGTTACGCGGGCCATGACGTTATGCGAGAACCCAACGTTTTCGCTCGCGTTGTCGGCATCCCATGCCAGTTGCTCCGCGAGTATGTGCTTGGGGTTGTAGTGAAGGTCTGCAAAAAGGCCGGTATCGCCTTGCCCCACGCGAACGTTGCGAATCTGGCCAATGCGATTGCTGTAGCTGCGACGTTGGCCGGGATTGTCCGCATGATCGACGTTTACCTTTGCCCCTTCGTAGAGCGCGGCGGCCCGTGCAATGGTTTCTTTTGGGTACAAGCGGCCGTTTTTGCTTTCGAGGCCAAGAACCTTCACGCCTCGAATAACGCCAGGCGAAGAAACGTCTAGCTTGACCCCGCGTGAGTCGGCGTATTCTTGGATTTCAATGGGCGCGTTTTTTGATTTGCTCATGTTCTCTTGTCCTCGTGTTTGCGTGACGTCAACAAAAAAAGCCGTCAGGGGTGCAGCCCTGCACGGCTTTTTTGTTGACTATTCCAAGCGGGACTGGCCGGTCCCGGTAGGCGTCACGATCCAGATTGTGTCATGCGTTGTGAATCTCTCCGGCGTTTATTGTGTGCGCAAACAAAACGAGCCCGATGCAGAGGATGCGGCCCCCGCATGGGCTCGTTTTTGTTTGCTATCCCAAGGGCACGTTGCAACACGCCCAAGTTTTTGCAGTTAAGTTGTTTTGCGTTTTACATGCCGCTCATTTGGAACCTTTGCAAACTAGCCGCATATCCACTTCCATAATCCACCGCTGGAAGTCCATCAGTCAAGTCGTCCGAAAATTCCGGCGTGCTCCAACAACGGCAATTCGGTCCTGCCGGCAAGTCCGGCAACGGTTCACCATCGGCCGCGACATAGTTACCATCGCTTGTTCGGTAAAACAGTTTGTCATGCCAATGCTGATGCTCTTCTCGAACCTTTGAATCATTGGCGGTGAATGTTCGCACGCCAATCATGAGGTCTTGTATGTCTTTCCAGGACTCACGCTGCATGGTCTCGGCGATTCGGATGCTCTCCGTCCTCGCAATCCGCATGGCCTTGTAGCGGATGCCTCCGACCATGTCGTCAATTTTAGGAGCCAAGTAGTCCTTTAGCGAAGCACCGTCCGAACCGGCAGGCAAACCTCCCGTCAACAGATTAAGGAGGTCGTTTTTGTTGCTTTGCGAGACGGTTTTGATTCGCGTCATTGCATCCATTCCATCGGCCGCCGTGGTTGCTGTCAAAATGTCCCGAACTCTGGTAGCATCCAACTGCGGAAACTCGATTTTTCGCAACGCCTCGGCAGCGGCCTCTTTGGATAGATTACCATCAGTGATTTTCTTAAACAAGTTGGTGACATTCAGGTTTTCGTGGACGATCGACTCCCCATACCGGACGATGGGAGAAAGCCTGAGTAGCCAGGCCTTCATTGGCACGGCCAAAATCACGTTCCTGCCGGCCGATTCCCAAGCCCAACCTATCATGCTCCGTAAGTGTTTTTCCAGCATCCCGGCGGCATCGACGATTGCATCGTCCAACAGCCCTTCCACGGCTCGCTCTCTCACGGTCGCACTTAGAAGACGATCCGATAGCCTCGCGGCCCATCGGTTCCACTGCGCTGCCGTGGTAACGATTCTGGCGTCTCGTTCACGATTTCGCCGCTCATTTAGCGTCAGAATCTTTTTGGTCGGGCTTGTCGCCATTTTCTTCCTGGTCTTGGTCACGGTCTTTCTGGTAGTCATTTTGGTCCATGAATGGATTCCCCATTAGGTCAGCGTATGGATCATTCTTTTCGCGGTCTTCGTCGATCCAAACGTCTTCCTTTTTAGGGTCCAGGTCATGCCGCAATTGGGCGGTGTGGCGGCTCATAATTTTTTCCCGAACCAGCGCCACATCGGCCTGGACCTCCATGTTTCTATCCTGAGTTTCAAGCCTCGGCGGTTCGACGTCAATTTCAATTACGTCACGTAACTCTTGGCTCAGTCGCCCACTGGCAACGGCCGCGTCAAGCACTCTACCAAATACTTCCAAATCATCCTCAATAGCATCCCATTGTAGTCGCTGCAATTGTTTGTAGGCCGGACCCTCGGCAACCATCGTCGAAGCGTAGTTCGCATTGCTCGCGTCACTGGTCAGCATGAACTCGGGCATGACCAGCCGCGAGGCAATGGCTCGCAAGATTGCTTGGAGCACCGGCACATAAGCACCGGGGTTAACCTTCATGCTGGGGAACTCATATTCCATCGACTGATTCGCGTCGATAATTGTCCCCGGTGCGTAGTGGCGAAAGTACCGCGTTGAATGTGCCGCGTTCGTGTTGGTGATGGTTTGGTCGGCCGTATTGGCGACCATGTCTTGAACCGTTGACGACGTTCCGCCTGTCCTCTTGCGAATCATGGCGATTGCCGCTTGAATTTCGGCTACCACGCTCATGTTCCGCAACAGTCTTTCGGCACGGCCTAGATTTTTGTAGACCGGATAGAACAGTGGGATTCCTCGCTTGACGTTGCAATCAACGTTGGCTTTTCGGTGTTGTATCTCGGACGAATCAACAGGTTGCCCATCCACGAAATAAGCAAGCACGGTTTCAACGTCGTCATCTTCCGTCAAGATGCCGAAGCTGGCGCTCTTGTCATTGCGGCGGTTATTCGGAGTGTATACCTGATCCGGCTCAATAAACCGCACTTTGGTAACACCGTCAATCCCCGAGAACAACCGCAAAAACACTTCTCCGTCACGATCCTTTCGCCGAACAATCTCTTGCTGCCTCTTGCTCCATTTGTTCACGCGGATGAATTCATCAACGATCGACTGCGCTTCGGTAAGCTGCTCTTCCGGCAGGTCTACCCCATCCTTGGCAACAACCGAATATCCATGGCCGGAACCCACGATATAGTTGATTCTGTTCTCGTGGCCATTGATAGCAAACTCATTTGTCATCGCAAGTTGACGACACATTTTGCGGATCGTTGCCAATGACTCTTCACTCGTGAAAGGCGTGCGGTATTTTGAATCGCCGCCACCAATTTCCACGTACCGCTCGCCAGTAACCGGATCAACAAATGCGTCATCGGGATCAACGTAATTTGCGATGAGGTCGCCGATAGACTCTATGGCACGCTGGTATTGGCCTTGCAAAGCCGACAGAGCTGGACTGCCCACGTCGGGCGACTCCGTTTCCCTGATACAATCGCAAACAGTGTAATGGTTCACTATACCGCCCTCTCATAGATGGATCGGCCGAAATTGTCGTTAACCGATGACGATGCCATGTCTTGCAACACCTTCATTGCCTGCGCTGCTGCGTCAGGTCCATCGTCATGCTCGCCATTGGGAATCGCCTTACACTGGGCAACGAATTTCCGCCCGTGAATGGATTTTCTAACTTTCAGCATTCCACGAGCCAGCAGCGGCGTCAAAGCCGCCTCAATCCTGGATATCTTATCGCCCTGCGCAATGTGCTCATAGCAATCAACACCCAGCAACCCAGCGGCATCGGCCGCCGCTCGCCACTGGCTGGCGACCAAACTCTGAAACCCATTCGATTCGCACGATACTGCCGTAGGCTTGTTTTTTACCCACAAGGCTACCGCGTGCTGAATAAATTGCGGAGGAGCACACCGTCCCATCCATGGATCAATCCATGCCTTGCCATTGGCCAAGCCAACAAACACGTTCGCTGAATAGTCGCCTTTCTTTTTGTCCTTGCCCATGGCCGGGTCCATGGCCATGACCGACATGCGAAATGTTTTTGGCCACTCTTCCTCTTCGCAATAAATGTCGTCGAAGTAACTTGCCGGCCAACTGTCCTCACCGTACTGTCCGGGATGCTGCTGGTACATCGCGCCAAACCAGTAGCTTGTTTTGTCCTTTTGGATTTCGAGTAACTTTTCAAGTGGATATCGCTCAGGCCACAGCGCCTCGCCAGGCTTGCGCCCTAGCATGTCGTCTTCCTCGGCGATTGCCGGCAGGCTCAATACGCTCCACCGATCCGGCTCGTGTTCCAAAAGCATTCCGCTGAGGTCTTCCGCGTGCCATCGCGTGTTCATGAACACAACCACGGCATCGGGCTCTAGTCGCGTGGATGCCGTTGATTGCCACCAGTCCCAATTTCGTTTTCGGTATGTCGGGGACAGGGCTTCATCGGCGTTCTTTACGGGATCGTCGATAATTAGCAAATCGGCCCCCATGCCAGTCAACTGACCGCCAACCGTCGATGCGTATAGTCCTCCGCCGTGATCGGCAATCTTCCAGTGTGCTTTCGATCGCTTATTCCCGTCGACGTAAACGCCAAAATAGTATTCCCCGTACTGTTCAATAAGTTGCCTTGCAAACCCTGCATGTTCTTCCGATAGGTCGCCGCTTCCACTTGCAATCATGACTTTCTTATTTGGGAACCGTCCAAGATACCAAGCCGGAAAATAGCAACTTGCCAATCGGCTCTTTCCGTGTCGTGGTGGCATGAAAATCATGATCCTACGGCATTTCGTCCTCTTGTTCACAATGTCCGTTAGCGCCCTGTCGAGGACCGCCAGGTGTTTCGCCATTTTCCACTGGCCATTGCTTATCGTCTGAGCCCACAGCGCAGGCGTTGCGCTCGCTGTCGCAATGGATAGCGCGCTGACGTAGCTGGTCGAGGTATTCTGGCTTACCGTACAACTCATCGCGTATCTGTTCGATTTCCTCTCTGGATGGCCAGCATCGTGATTCCGCTGGTTGATCGTGCGATAACTTTAGGTAATCGACGTTGACCCTCTCCAACGAACTCAGCGCCCTGATAGCCATGATCGCCAGCCGCGCAAATCGCGGGCTCGTTTCGGCTCTTTCGTCCAAGGCAATGTTGGCCAAACGCTTTGCTATCTTGTCGCGTGCGTCTGGTTTTACACCGTAACGCACGATCATTTGAATGTCTTGGCCAATGGTTTTGGCCTCCGACAACAGACCTTCCTCTCCGTCTGGCGGTTGATACGAGTCTTCCGGCGGTAAGGGAGGTTTCTTTCTCATTCATGCGAGTGTCAGATACAGCTAACAAAAAACCGTACTGGAATGTCCTGACTTCCATCGGCCGGCGTAATGGTGTACACCACGAGGTACATGCGTCCGGCAATCGTAAACAACGGAGCATCATCTACTTCCGGTACGTGGCTAAAATTCCAGTCATCGCAATAGTTATCCGATTGCACGGTATCGTAGATAACATCGGCTTTGCTAACCGATACGGCGGTATGTCCCGTGATTGCTGTCCGTTCGTCTGCGTCATGTCCATCTAACAGGTACGCCGTGTACGTGATCGTACTAATATAGTCCTGCGTTATGTCGTCGCCATTCCACTTACGAACACGACGCCGCATGAGGCGAGTGAAACCCTTCTTGACAGACACATGCGCATCCTCATCTTCGGTTTGCGCTGTTGGAGCACTCGTTCCGCCTCCCCCAGTTAACGTCCTCGCGTCCGCAGTCCACACGCCCGTGATCGCGGCCGGCAGCGTCTCCCCTGTATCCTCCAGCACGTCATCAATTTTGGAGTCAACGGCTGCGAGGGCGGCCGAGGTGGCGAGAGGACCAACGGATTCTGTGATATGTCCGTCGATTGCGACTGCAAAATTGTTTAGACTTTCTGGTGTTGCGAAGCCGGCTGCCGTGGTCCAATTCATATCGCCGTGATCCGTAATCGCCAATCGGCTGGCCGAGTCGGTCGTAACGGTATCGGCCGAGCCGGTTTTAGAGACAGTGTTCTCGGGGACAACCTCATCATAGGTCGTGCTCGGCGCGGTGATTCGCGGCGGTGGCACCCTGAATCGCACGGCCTCAGCCAAAGCAAGCATGGCAGCACGTTGACCGGCAACAGTCGGATGGATGTAGCCGTCTGTTGACGAGTTGTAATCACTCACGCCGCTGATGCCGTTCTTCTGATATCGTCGCAGCGAATCGTGCTCATCGCCACCACTGTGCTGGCCGAGGCGATGATGCAGCGCAACGTACGGGACTCCGTTGTGCTGAGCCCACAGCATGGCGACGGCGTTGAATAACTCTAATTTGTCGGCCTTTCCCTGAGTCGTCGCGTAGCGTGATGGAGGGGACTCCAGCAAAATGAGCTGTGCCCCTATCTGATCACATTGTGCCAATAGTCGGCCAAGATACTCTGGGTACAACGTTGGGTCGCCGCCAAACGTGCCAGAGTCCTTGTCGTTGTAGGCCGTGTCGTAAGCTACCACGCGCGGCCGAAGC